CATCGATTGGCGGCACGCCTGGATGCGTGGAAGTGGCTCCCGACGCAGCCTCAGGGGCAGATGATTTTGACCGATTTGGCGGCGTGGTTGCTCCAGCCTGGGCTGACCACGGCGGAGCATACGATGTTGCTACGCATTTTTGCGGCAGTGCGAGGAGATACCCGATGATCCATCAAGTGCATGGCGACGATCCAGTCGCAGGGCAGGCGTTGCCAGTCATTACGATTACGCTGCAACCGATGCCTGGCCATCCTGGGGTCTTTGGCCCAAAGGTGGACATTCAAGACATGCCCAAAGGGTGGCAGGGCGCGCATGAAGTGCTGCTGCTGGCCTTAGGGCTTGTAGCTGAGCAAATGCTCAAGGCGCCTGATCTGGTGCAGGTGGCACATCCAGGGATGATTGGGAGGGTGAATTAGCATGCGATTGGATAACCTACTATGGCCCATGATGCAAGCAGAAGCGGGGACGGACAGTGGTGGAAGTGGGGACGCTGGTGCTGGGGCGTCGTCTGGGACGGCAGACAGTGGCGCCCAGAACGGCGGCACCTTGCTCTCGGGCAACCTGATGGACTGGCGCCAGAGTCTGCCAGAGAACCTGCGTGATGCGGGGGTCATTAAGCAGCTTCAGACGACCGAGGCGGCAGCGAAGACGTTAGTAAGCCAGGCTGAAATGATTGGTCGTGGCGTGTTCTTGCCCAAGGCTGAACCAGGCACGCCGGAGTATACGGATGGTATGCAAAAGGTGTTTGCCAAGCTGGGGCGCCCTGATGTGGCAGACAGCTATGCGTTCAAGCATGCCGAGGGGCGGACCATTGATAGCGAGACAGAAGGCACGTGGAAGAAGGCCTTCCATGCGCTTGGGCTCTCGCAGGACCAGGCGCAGGGCGTGATGGATGAATATTGGCGGACGGTGAATCGCGTCGAGAACATCAAGGCTGGCCAGGATGCGCGCTCCTTTGATGAAGGTCGCAAGCGCCTCTATGCGGAGTTTGGCGCGAGCACCGAAGAGGTGATGGCGAAAGCCCAGGATTTCTTTAATTTCTTCGGGCGTGGTGCCTATGGCGGCGAAGCGGGCCGGGTGGCCTGGCAGCATATCCAGGATGCGATATTGCCCGATGGGTCACGCCTCGTCAACACCCCGGAGTTTATTGTAGCCTTCGCCCAGGCGCGGGATCGACTGAGTGAGGGGGAGTTCCGCGATAGTGATGTCCACATGGCGGTGGGCACGACGATTGCGACACTGACAGATCGCGCACGAGAGTTGACCACAAAGCGAAATAATGGTACCATTACGACGCAAGAAGCTGCGGAGTTGCAAAAAGCCGTCCGCACGCTGGCCGCGCAACAGGAGCGCGACCGCTCACGTGGAGCCCTATCAAGGTAGTCTCTAATCACTGACCCCTGGTGGTCGGTGATTGGTCGAGTCTCTGGGGGGGCATAGCTTGCCGGCAGACCTCCCCAGGGATGCGTTATATGATTGTGTATTGCTACAAGTACTCTCCTCACAGACGCCCGGCAACCTCTGGCCCTTGGGCGGGGTCGGGCGACGCCTCGGACAGACGGGGACTGTGCCGTAAACACGGCGTACAGTCGGACATCCCGGCAACTGTACCTACAGACCATAGCTTCCACATGGACAGAGGTGGAGCATGGCTGGCCCAGATCAAGCAATTGTTTTACAGTTCGAAATGGATTATGAGCATAACTTCCAGCAGAAAATGGCGCGGTTGCGCCAATATTTGCGCGTCAAGGAAGGATGTGTTGGCAGCATGGCTGCCTTCGCCACGTTGGGTGAGGCAGGCGGCGAGGATATTACCGGGCGGCGCCACGCGACAACCAACTGGATTGATAGCCCGAGCTATCGCCGGTGGGCTCCCAAGGAAGATAAGATCGTGCCGCAAATCCTGGATGAAGAGGATAACCTTGAAATTCTCCAGGACCTGGAAATGGGGTATGCCCAGAACGGCATGATGAAGATGGGCCGTTTCATGGACAAGACCATTATCGACGCGGCCACGGCCACGGCGTACAGTGGAGCAAACGGCACAACGGCCAACACGTTTAGCACGGCGGCGCCAACGTCGGCATCTCTTGTGGGCCGCACTATTGCTGCTGGGGCCACAGGGCTGACGCCTGAGAAAATGCGGGAAGCGCGCAAGTGGTTGCTAAAGGGCCAGGCAGGGGCGGATGAGATTGGCATGGGCCTGGGCAACTATGTGTGGGTGACTAACGCGGAAGGCCACGACCAGCTCTTGGCACGCACTGAGGCTACGAGCACCGACTACGTTGGCGTGAATATTACGCCAGGTGGCCAGGAAGTGCAGACGCGCATGCCGCTCGTGGGCGGGTATATCCCGGTCTACATGGGTTTTATGATTGTCCTCTCTGAGCAGCTCAATACGTCTGGCACGGCCTATCAGAACCTGTGCTGGCATCGGTCGGCCATGGGCCTGGCGGTCTGGGGTGGGCGCCGCGTGTGGGTTGGGGATTTGCCTGAACACAATCTGGCGCGGGGGATCATCGTGAAAGAACACTTCGGCGCCGTGCGCATCCAGGACCTGGGCGTGCTGGCGGTGAATTGCGAGCCGTAAATCTTAGCCTGGCTGTTGGCCAGTAGGAAAGGGAACGAGTCATGGCTGAGACGTACAGTGTGGACTACACTTCGCAGTATATCACCGTCCCACGTGGCAATGTGTATGATGGCGGTTTTCGCTTCCGCTACTTCGGCTACACGCAGGCGGCGAACGGCACAGCAGGGGATACGATCCTGTTGGTGAGGTTGCCTCCGCAATCGATTGTTGAGATGTATCGCTCGTGGTTTGCCTGGGCGGGGTGGACGTCAGGTGCAACACTGTCGGTGGGCTGGAAGGCCTATACCGACATGGATGGTGTCGCGCAAGCAGCGAGTGCGGCCGGTTTACTCTCGGCGGTAAGCCTGACGGCTGACGGTGCCTGGTCGCATGGCATGTTGGTGATTGCCACGCCGGACGATAGCAATCCTGTGACAGCAATCAAGGATTTCAATAACCGTGACGAGGTGATCCTGTTTGCCACGATTGGTGCGCAGGCCCCTGGGGCGGCGGATACGCTGTCTGGGTCCTTCTGCGTACGTCATCCGTAGGAGAATTAGGGATGCCTGACGCCGTATCCATTGCGAACGAGGCCCTAGGTGAGCTGGAAGAACGAGCAATCCAGTCGTTCAGTGATGGTACGGCGGTGGCTTCACTCGCTCAGCGCATGTATGGCCCGGCGCGAGACATGGCGTTAGAGTTGCATCCCTGGAACTTCGCGAAGTATTATGCCCGACTGGCGCGGTCTGGGGAGATTCTCCAGACCGACCAGTGGCAATATATGTACACGCTGGATACGGCGATCCCGTATGTGATCAAGGTGCGTGGGGTCAACGGCGAGAATAACATTCCCTTTGAGGTGGGTCAGGACCGGGGAAACAACCGGGTGCTCTACACCGATGAGGGGACGGTTTCCATTGAGTATACGGGCCGCAATGATAATCTGAATAACTGGTCTCCACTGGCTCTCCAATTCCTCGCGAAGCTGATGGCGAGTAAGATGGCCAAGGCGATCACGGGGCAGAATAGCGTAGAGCAAGCGAAGCTGCAAGAGGCGCTGGCCTTTCTCCCGCTGGCCCAGGGAAGTGATGGCCGGGAGGGGACGCCGGTGATTCTCCGTGCCAACAACCTCCTTGTGCTGGCGCGGCGTCGGCACGGCAGTAATCTGCGCACACTAGGAATCAGGGAAATATGACCGATGTAACGATTAGCCGTGAACGGTTTGCGGATGCGTATCCCTTGGTGCAGGCTTTGCTCGTGCGGCATCACAAAGAGATTGCCCAGGACCAGGACGGTCGCATGCCGCTCGATGTGGACACTGCTCGCTATCAAGCCCTTGATGAGGCAGGCATCCTCTGCCTGTTCCTGGTGCGTCTCGATGGCGTGGTCATTGGCTATTGGGTGGGCTTCCTGTGGCCCCATCTCCACTACAAGAGCACCATGGTCGCCATGACCGATGTGTACTATCTCATGCCGGAGCACCGCAAGGCTGGGATAGGCCGTGCCATGTTTGTAGCGATTGAAGACGAGTTACGTGCGCTGGGAGCGAAGAAGGCCTTTGTGCAGTCGAAGGTCTACAGTGATCATAGCCCACTGTTTGAAAGTCTCGGGTGGGTGTTGACTGAGATTACTCATAGCAAATGGATAGGGTAAGCCTATGGCGGTAACAGGCACCATTGCTGCTGTTGTGAGTGCCGTGGCGACTGTGGCGACTACTGCTGCTACGCTTTCCAAGGGTTCCCCAGACTTACCACCTGTCCCGCAGCCGCAACCTCCTCCTTCACCCCCGCCCCCGCCCCCGGAGGCGCCGCCTCCTCCTGATGAGACGGGAGCGGGTGAAGGCGTGGCGACAGCACGTCGCAAGAAAGCCCTTCAATATGGGGTGCAGCAGACCCTCTTAACTTCCCCTGGCTCCTCGCTGGGCAATGCCTCGGCAGCACCTGGCTCACCACAACGGCGTACCCTTCTAGGGGGATAGTCGGTGGCGTTGATTGACGTGTCTAAAGGTAGCTTCACCAGTGGCGAACTCTCGGTGCGGATGTTCTCGCGTCCAGAAGTGGACCGCTACCGCAACGGGGCCGCGATCCTGGAGAATTGGCGTGTGCTGACCCAGGGCGGCGTCACCCGCCGAGAAGGTCTGCGCCATGTTGCCCTGTGCAAGTATGCAAATAGGCTTACCCTCCTCAAGCCCTTTGAGCCGAGCACGACCGATGCGTACATCCTGGAGGTGGGGCATGAGTACATTCGCTTCTATCTCAATTCTGCACGATTAGAAGCGCCTCCTGGCACAGCGCTAGAAATTCCGACGCCCTATCAAGATACGGACTTGCGCTTGCTCAGGACGGCCCAGAGCAACGACGTCATGATTTTTGTCCATGGGGGCTATACGCCAGTACGCTTGGCACGCCTCACGCCCTCGTCATTTGCTTTCCAAGATATTTCTTTCCTTCCGCCACCGACCTACGAAGCAGGCTATAAGCAGGGCACGGCGCTGACCCTCTCGGCGACAACCGGCTCAGGGGTGACGGTGACGGCGACGAGTGGGGTTTTCCTCAAGGCGGATACCCAGCGGCAGCTTTCCCATGGTGTCGGGCGTGGCGTGATTACGGAAGTCGTCGATTCCCAGAATGCGGTAATGACCATCCATGATGCCTTTGCCAGTACCGCGCTCCCTGCTGCGGAATGGACCTTGCGTGGCAGCCCGGTGGCGACAGCGACCCCGAGCGATACTGGCCCAACTGGAGCAGAGATTACCATTACTCTTGGGGCGGAGCGGGCGGACCTGGCGAACCTAGTGAGCAATGGGGATTTTGCGACCGGGGACTTGACGGGGTGGAGCAACTTTTCCTCGCCAGTGGTCACGACGGGGACACATACCGGCGCAAACAATAGTGCCTCCCTGATCGATACGGCGAATGATTTCCTGGTGGCAGGCGTGCAACCTACTCAGATCATTATTAATGGGAGTGATGGCTCACAGGGGACGGTGGCAGGGATCTCAACAAGCACATTGACGGTGGCGGCCCCTGGGCTGATTGGCGGCGTTGATAACGATTTCGACACTGGCGATAACTATACGATCGTGGCGACCGGCTCAGCAGCCGTGAGTGGTGGGACGGCGCTCCTGACGGGCGGCACGGCGGGCGTGGGCTGGATTGAGCAAGCGATTACTACCGTGGCGAATCAGCGCTATCGTCTGACCTTTATTGTGGCGGATGGCAGCGTTGGTGTGCAGCTTGGGGCTACGTCGCAACTGGCTGATGTCGAGTCTGAGCGAAGTTATGGTGCAGGGGATCGTGAGGTCTTCTTCACCGCGACAGGAACCACGACCTATCTGCAATTTCGCAACAACCAGGCTGCGACGATCAAGGTAGGCTCCATTGTCGTCAAGGCCTACTCTATTGATGGCTTTCGTAGTGGGGAGGTGGGGCGCTACATCGTGATCAATGGCGGGATTGTGCGGATTACGAGTTTGACAGCAACCTCGGCGACAGGCGAGGTGATCAAAGAGCTCACGACCGACACCCCATCCGTGGCCGGGGCGTGGACGCTGGAAGCCTCACAATGGTCTGATGAATTGGGGTGGCCTGGCACGGTGGTCTTCTACGAGGGGCGGCTTTACTTTGGCGGCAGCCTGAGTTTCCCGCAGACGATCTGGGGCAGCGTGATTGATGACTTCTTCAACTTTGCCGGTGGGGATACGGCGCGTGATGCGGTCAAGCTCTCCCTGGTGGACAGTGGCGGGAATATCACGTTGAATCGCCTGCGATGGCTGATGCCTGCGGAGAATATGCTGGTCAGCACTACTCATGGGGAGTATCGCCTGATTGGGTCGGGGGATGATCCGCTCTCACCGATTACGCCACCACGCAACCGTATTCAGAGCACCTTTGGTACGGATGCGGTCCAGCCGCTCAAAGTGGGAGAGGCTGTCTTGTTCGCGCAGCGCCAGGGCTCAAAGCTGCGAGAGATTGCCTTTGAGGCGAGTACGAATACCCGCTTTGTGGCTCGGGATATTACGGTAACCTCAGAGCATCTGTTGCGCCGCTACAAGATTCTCGAATTAGCCTACCAGCAAGAGCCGGTGAGCACGGTCTATGGCGTGCGGAGTGATGGACAGCTCTTGGCGATGACCTATGATCTCAGCGAACAAGTAGCGGCGTGGTATCGCCTGGTGACCGCAGGGCAGTTCGAATCATGCGCCACGATTCCCTTCCCTGCTCGCAATGCGCATCAGGTGTGGGTGACGGTGTTGCGTGATGGCGTACGGTCCGTGGAATACTTTGACCCGTATGCCGAGATGCATCTACGCACGGCGGTCGAGACCGAGAATGAATTGACTGGCGAAGACGAGATCTGGGAGACCTGGGAGGGACTCACGGTGGATGCGGGGGTCGTGTACAACGGCGTAGCCACGACGACTCTGACCGGGCTTGCGCATCTCAATGGGGTCGCCTGTCGGGTTGTAGCCGATGGTGCCGTCCTCCCGGGCTCCTATACGCCATCTGGGGGCAGCCTGACATTGCCCTATGCGGTCGAGTCGGCGTTTGTAGGGCGCCCGTTTATCGCACGCGGGAGGGCCTTGCCGGTGGCGATGCCGAATCAGTCAGTCGAGTTGTTGCAGAAACGTTTTGTGACGATTCGGATACGCATGGAAAATACCCTGTCGCTGGTCGTGCAGGATGAACCGGTGTTCTTTCGTACCCCAAGCATGGCGATGGATCAGGGGGCGGCGCCGTTTACGGGTGACAAGGAAGTGCACCCGCTTGGGTGGGATGAGCTCGCTATCCTGGAGTTTCGCAGTGATCAGCCACTGCCAGCAACAGTGCTGGGGTTGTTTGGGACATTGAATGTCAACGCGGGGGAACGGTAATGGCCGAGTTTGCGGCAGATTGGCTCAATGAAGCGGGTGGATCAGGCAGCCCTACTTCCCTTAGCGCGATCTTTAATGGGCTTCAAAACACGAATCTCTCTCCCTATGTGGGCGCGCTGGGATCAGTCGCCACGTTTGTGGCGCAGCTCAAGCAGGCCAGCGAGCAGCGAGAGATTCTCCGCTACAACGCGAAGGTGGCTGAGGCGAATGCCGAGCGTGCGGCGAACGCGCTCCAGATTGAAGCCCAACAGCACCGTCGTGCTGGCGAGATTGCCAAGCAGGAAGTCGATGTCGTCCGGGCTGCCCAGGCCTACCAGGAGGAACGCCAACGAGAGCGTGATGCCCAGGCCAATGCCCTCAGTGAGGCAGCAGTAGCGGCGAGTGGGCTGGAATTGTCAGGCTCTCCACTGGCGGTCATTGAGGGGAATATCAGACGCCAACAGTATGACATTCTGGCGGGGCGCTACAATACGGAGCTGCGGGTGCGTGCGCTGGGCGAGGAAGTGACCCAGCGTGAATATGCGGCCACGCTGGCTGAATATGGGGCGCGCGAACGCATCACGGTAGGTGGCTCACAGGGTGCACTCTTACGGCGCGAGGGGGATCAGGCCTACGAGCGCGGCATTTACAAAGGATTGAGCACGCTGAACACGGCTACCCAGGAGTTTTCCTATCGGTCGACACGTCCAAAGGCAGGGCTCCTCACAGGTACGGAAGGTACGGAAGGTACGAAAGGCCCCTAATGCCATCGCTGAGTACGTATCTGCAACAACAAGGACTCGCACCAGAGAGCGGGACGCCGCGTGGCGGTGGCGTGCAGGTTCCGGTCGTGCCGCAGCCAGGCGCGGATGTCGCGGGGCAAACAGCGGGCGCAGAGGGGCGGCTAGCCTTTGCTGCCAGTGAGACACGGCAGGCTGATTTGCTCTTGCAAATGGATGTGCTCAAGGCGCAGCAACAAAAAGCGCAGGATGTGCTGGATAGTAAGCTCCAACAGCATCTGTTCCAGCAAGATGTACAGAGCCGCTGGAATGAGGAGCGGCAGAACCCGGAGTATGCCACGCTGACTGAGCGCACGATGGTCGCAGGCAAATCGCTCATGGATGAGCATCTGAAGCGCCTCAAGTCGCCACAAGCGCAGGCATTGTTTCGAGAGAACGCCGAGCAATATATCACCCTGGTGCAACAGAAGACATTTGGGGAGCAGCAATCACGCCGCGACAATGCCACAAAGTTTATGTTGCTCCAGACTGCACAGGGCTACATCAAGCAATACTCGCAAGCGGTGAATGAGACCGAACGGCTCGCGGCACAGAATGAGTTGGAAAAGACGCTGTATCAAGCCGTGACGACGGGCCTGATAGATGGTGCCCAGGCGAGTGAGACCTTGGCAAAAACAGAGCACAGCGCCCTGGTGGCTAGCAGCCAGATTGCGATTCAGGCTGACCCGGATGGCATGCGTCGTCATCTGATGGACCTTGGGGCTGGTGGCCAGGGGAACCCGGCCTTTCCCGTGCCTCCGCGTGATAGCCTGGCTCCTCTGCTCCAGCAGGCCGGGGAATTGCAGCGGCAGCGTATTGCGGAAATTTCCAATACCGAAAGTTGGACGCAACGCCGCGTTGAGCAGCTCCAGGACCAGGCCGCAGGGAATCGGCGGGCTGAGGTCTTACAGATTGAGTTGCAACCACAGAACGTGCCACAGCTCCAGGATCAGTTGGCGAAGGCGCAAGAGGATTGGGCGCGTGGCGCGCTGAAAAAGAGTGACTACGAGAATTTGACGACCTTTATCACGACACAGATTGAGAAGGCCAAGTCGCCGCCCCCGCGTCGGGACGACCAGCCCACAGAGGATCGGGCGCGCTTGATGATTTCCCTGTCTCGCCTCCCAGGGGACTTTCAGGCAACGCGCAACTACTTGATTGAGAGCCAGCGTCGTCTCTCAGCAGAGACCTTTACAACGTTGAACCGTGACCTTGACACGCGGGAAAAGGGCAGCCTGTATTTTAACCGTGACACGTATCAGCAAGGGCTGGACTTGATTGCACCAGGGGCCTTTGCGAAGGGAAGCATACTCTTCCCTCAACTGGCCAAAGAAGAGCAGCATCATAACTACCGCACGGCTTTTGAGGTGTACAACGCCTGGTATAAGAATACGCTGGAGAAAGAAGGGCCAGAAGCGGTAGACGAGCGATACTACGACAAGGCGCTGACGATTCGCCGTGAACTGCTTGACGTGCCTGCTTCCAGTACAGCGCAGCTTCCGAAGGTCCTCTTGTTGCCAGATCAGCGGACGTTAGACCCTGACCCTGGGAGCGTGACCCGCAAGCTGGAGAGCCTTGGCTTGGACGATAAGACGAAGATGCACTACTACGATCAATGGCGGCAGAAGAAAATTCAGCTCTATGAGCAGCAGGAACCACGGACACGGCTGAAAGGCTTTGAGCAGGCGCCGCAGCAGCAGAGTGGTCAACAGCAAGGCGGATCGACAACTTATGGCGGGGTGGGGGTGCGCAACTAATGCCAGACGATTTTACCCCAGCCTATCTCAATACCCTGGACAAGCGCGATGGGGCGCGGTGGCGTTTGCATCTCGAAGATGAGCGCTTCACGCAGGCGCAGAACGCGAATCCGGTTGAGGCAGCCATCCAACGTTCCTCGCAGAAGTATGGCCTTGACCCGAACTTGCTCCGTGCCGTGATCCAGACCGAGAGTAACGGGAATCCCCGTGCGGTCAGTAAGGCTGGGGCAGAAGGATTGATGCAGCTTATGCCTGGGACGGCGCGACGTTTTGGGGTGCGTGACAGTTTTGATATTCAGCAAAATGTTGACGGTGGGGCACAATATCTGCGCTACCTAGCCAATCTCTTTCCTGGAGATACAGAGCGGCAGCTTGCGGCCTACAATGCTGGCGAGGGGAACGTCAAGCATTACGGCGGCATCCCTCCTTTTGCCGAGACACAGGCCTATGTTCCTAAAGTCCTAGCGGCCTATCAGCAGTTCAGTGGCGGAGCACAACTCCATCTCAAAGACCCTGGGGCACAAGGCGCGGTCGGTGTAGGAGTAGAGGCGAAGGCCGCGCTTGAGACGCCGCTACAACCAGTGCCATCGCCGACGCTGATTGATACCAAGCCGGTGACCGATACCGGGACGAAAATATCGGCGGTACAGCCAGGGCAATCACCCCCTGGTTCCCCCTTTGTTGATCAAGTTCCGCCTGAGCCATCAGTCGCGGATCGGCTGCTCCGAGACGTGGGGCAAGGGGCGCTGGATGGGCTCTCGCAGTTGGCCCAGATGCCAGAGACGATGCTGCGTGCGACCGGGATACCGAAGAATCTCAATCTCTTTGGGCTGGAGTCCATTGCCACTGCGACGAGTGAATTGAGCCGCACGTTGTCTGAAACATCCCGAGACCTCAGGGCGCCGATGACGCCCCCTGATGAGTTTCTTGACAAGGTAGCGAAGGGCGTTGGCGGAGCCTTGCCAGGCCTAGCGGCTGGCATTGCCTCAGCCGGGGCCGCATCGGCCTTTACGGCGGTGTCCCCCACGGTGGCGCGGATTGTCGGTGCAACAGCCAATGGCGTGCTCTCCGGTGGGCAAGCAGCAGCGCAATACTATGACAGCATGAAAGGGACACTCGGCGAAACAGAAGCGGCGCAGCGAGCCATGAAGCTCTTTGCGGAGACGGCGGTTGTGGACGCGGTTCTCAACAAAGCGGGTATCTATGGCGAGCAAACGGGTGTGGTTGCCAGGGCGGTCGCTGGGGCACGGGCGGGGGCCATCAACGGGGCCATCCAGTATGACCTGAATCGCCGTGAGTATTGGGTGCCTGCGGACCATAAGGATGCAGCGGCGCTCAAGTCAACCGGGTGGAAAGAAGCGGACGGCAAGCTCTATATGCCGTTTTCAATGAAGGATATGGGCGAGCAAGCGCTGATTGGTGGGCTCATTGGTGGTCCGATGGCTCTCGCGGCTGGCGAGGTGGTGGGGCCAGAAGCGGGGAAGCTCTCACAGCGGGCCATGCAAGCGCTTGATGCGGCCCTCCCGGCATCTCCTGGCGGTCTTAGTCTGGTTGGTGGACAGCGGGGGTCAGTCGGCGGGCGCCCGGTGACGCTCACGCAGGGGGCGGAAGGCCTGAGCAACTTCCGCTATAAGGACAGCCAGGGGCGCTATCTTATCCCGCGTGACGAAATCCCTCCTGCGGAGCTGGAGCTGAAAGACTTTATCCGCGCCCAGGGCGGCATCAAAATTGCGGACGATGAGTTGCATGGTGAGTTTCACGCCGTCCTCTCCCCGAAGGAAGCGGGCGTCTATGGGCTCCTGAACAATGCGAGCGGCTTGACACCATCGCGCATGGCTGAGCGGGCCGCAGAGCATGGCTTCCTACCGAGCGCGGACAAAGAAGGCCTCCTGCGAGCGATTGACCGGGCAGTGACGCAGGGGCATGCGGTGTTCTCTGCGGATGCGACTGGGCATATCCCTATGCTCGATGACCCGGTGACGCAGAGCGCCTATGCTCATACCCTTGAGGCGCTCCGAGGGCTTGGGGAGGCCGTCAGCGAGCACAAGCGCGGGGTGCGGCCGCATGCGGAAGTGATGGAAGAAGCGCGGCAACTTGTCGAGAGTGGCATGTACTCGCTTGACGATGTGCGAGAGCTGTTCCCAGGTGTACCGATGACGGATACGGATCTGGGGACGTTGATCCTCTCTATGCACAATCTGACGGTGGATATGCAGAAGGCGGCGCAGCGCTTTGTCGACAGTGGCTCACACGTGGGCTCACAGGAAGAGTCTGCGCTGCTGTCGATCATGGCCATGTTTGCCGAGCTGGACCCACGGCGTGCAGGGGCGAGGGCAGAGGCAGGCCGAGCACTCTCTTTCCTGAACAACCCGGTCAGCCGCTATAATGCGTATCTTGACGAAGTGCGCACCGTGGTTGGGCAAGGGCCAGACTTTACGACGGAGCGGCTCGCTAAGAAAATTCTTGCTGTGCCTACGGTCGAAGCCCGCGAAGCGATGGGCTTACGCACTGAGTTCCTGGCGGCCATACGCGGTTTCCATACCGATTTGCTCGATGTATCCAAGATGTTCGATACGGCGTGGAGTAATCCATCTGCGATTGGCCAGCTTCAAACGCGCCTGCGTGAGAATCTGGATGCGATGCGTGAGCGGACAGGCTACTTGGCGAAGCTTGGGGAGGTGGGGGCAGAGAATGCCCAAGTCGTCCGTGGCGAACTCGACCGTATCCAGGGGATGCTGGATGCCCTCCCTACGGCAGAGCAGTATGCGGCTGATGTGAAGGCGGGGCAGGCGGCGCTGCATCGGCTCCAGGGGCGCATCTCTGGGCTGGCACAACAGCTTGACCTCCACTTCGGCTTGACCCCTGTTGATCCTGCGGTGCAAGCGGAAAACTCCAGGCGCGTGATCCGCGAAATGGAGGCCCTGCGCAAGCTCGTGGATGAGCAGCGTTATGCAGAGCCGCAGCAGCAGGGTCTCGTAGGGCTTGGTACACCTGCCGAACAAGGGGCACAGCAGGCGATCAACGAGACGGTACGCGGCGCAGCAGATCGCACGCTCTTGACGCCTGGGCAACGCAAGCAAGCCGCAGCCAATGAGTTGCGGAGCTTTCTTGATCGGGCGGCTGACTTGCCCCCTGATGTGCTCGGGGCCACGGAAGCGCGGGCGCAGCTCCAGGAATATTATGCTGGCCTGGGGGACGAGACGGGAATCACGCCCGTAGACCTGGTGCGCAAAGAACAAGGGGATGTCAAGCCAGAAGATATTCAAAAGATTTTGCGCCTGGCCAGGACAGCGGTAGACTTTGAGACGGGGACGCGGACACGAGAGGAAGGCGCCAAGTTTCTGGAGATGCAACGCCTTGCCCAGGACCGCGGATATGAGGGGCATGCCTGGGACGAACAATATGGGCTCATGAAGGAGCTCCCCACCACCTATAGCCCGGCTCTCCAGGCCATAATGAAGACGCAAGCACCTGGGCTCTGGGCGATGTTTATGGAGCAATGGCGTGCTTCTCTGTTAGGGCCGTGGACATGGACCAAGAACATTCTCGGGAACATTGGCATTGGCGTGTGGGACATTCCCGTGCATTTCTTGGCTGAACAGTATGGGCGGATGCATGAGGGTGGGGTCGTACCAGGCGAGACGGTGGCAGGGCTCTACGGCTTTGTTCACGGCATGCGGGAGATGTGGGCCGCCATGGCCCATAACTGGCATACGCGAGGAGAGTCTTTGACTGAGAAACGCTTTGGGGGCGGACAGCAGGTAAGCGGGAAGTTTCGTGGTGATGCAAGGCTTGATGCAGAAATACAGGCAGAAATACGGGCAGAAATGGCAGAGAGGGCTGCAAACCCTCCCCCACCAGGGGAGGAATCGACGACGCCACCCATTGCAGAGTTGCGTCAACGGCAAGGCCGAGCACTGACCATGGAAAACCTTCGTCAGCGTGGCTGGGCGGTGGACCCGGAGAGCCGGACTGGCAAGTTTATGGATTGGTGGTTTGAATGGATTGGCTTCGGGAACTTTGGGCGCCAGCCCTTTCGCATCCTGGAAAGCAGCGACGAGTTTTTCCGTATGGCCAACGCCCTCGTAGAAAGGAATCGCCTGGCTTATGCGGATACGGTCAATCGTGGGCTCCCTACGCAGGCCTGGGCGGATCATGCGGCAGCGATTGCTACTGATCCACGCCTCACGGCAGAGATTAACCCGCAAGCTTTCCAGCATGCGTTGGAGCAGACTTTGCAGACGCCTATTGAGCCTGGGAGCCTGGGGGCAGCCTTTCAGGGGCTGGCGCGGTCGGAGTTGGTAGGGATCCCTGTAGGGCAGCTCCTCCTCCCCTTTGTCAAGATGCCAGTCAATGGGGCGTACTTTGCGATTGAGAATAGTCCCTTGGCTGCAGCCTATGCCCCTTTCTACCAGGCGGTGCGCAATGGGGGGAGGGAGGCGGATATTGCCCTGGCCAGGCTGACCATGGGCTCTCTCGTGGCGACAGGGATTGTTGGTTTGGTGGCGAGCGGGTCACTGGTAGGCCGCGCACCAGACAACCCGGCCTTGCGTGAGGCCTGGCTACGCGAGCATCCCGAATATAGCATGCGCCTGCCTAATGGGATCTGGGTGGATTACCGCATTGATCCCTTCGGGCAGATTGTCGCGATGGTAGCTGACGCAGCGCAAATTATGGGTGAGGTGAACGATAATACGGCAATGGAGCGCCTGGTGCTGGGCGTCACGTATCCCCTCATGAAAGACATCTGGTCGCAGACAGGCGCAAAGAATGTGGCGGACTTTTTTGCCGCGATGACGCCGAAACCCTATGAAGACACGGCAATGGTTGGAAAGAACTATATCAAGTATAGCCAAAATCTCGTCTTAGGGATAGTGCCAGGGCTCTCGTCCTCGACTACCAGGGCGCTTGTGCGAGCGACAGACCCCATTCAGCGTGACGCAGAGACGTTTATGGACCTCCTCTACTCGAAAATCCCTGGCTGGTCGTCGTCGGTCCCTGCGCGGCGCACGCTGGATGGCAGCCCGGTGCTTTTAGGGACAGGGGTAGGGCCAGAGACGCTACGCCCATTGATCCGGGCCTTTACTCCTCATAGGATCCGGGAAGAGAAGCTGTATCCTGGAGATCAGGCGATTGTTGAGAATGGGATAAAGCTAGCGCCTCCACCGAAAAACCTGATAGGGCATGCCGTTGAGGGCAATGCTCACCTGGCGGCCAGTATGGACCTGCGGACACTCGGGAGCCTCCGCTTAGACGCCAAGCAGGAAGAGGCCCTTGTCGTGTTGTCCTCAGGGGATCAGCGGAGGGCTGATGAGCTAGGGCTGACGATTCCGCGCAAGATGATTGAGGAAACCACCACGGCTGTAGCTGGACTAGTCGGGGTAGCGCCTCCGCAGCCAGCCATGTCGCTTGGGGCCATGCTGGACTTCATTGCGCAAAGTGATCACTTCAAGTATGACGGGGGGCAGACGGTAGCTGAGGCACGGCAGTTTCGCAGCAACATCTTTACGGTGGCGGTCCATGAGTATCGCAAGATGGGGTTGAACATGCTCTTTGCCCATGACAAGGAGCTGTACCAGCGCTACCAAACCACGAAAGCCCAGCATGGCCTGCTCAAGCTTCCCTTGCGGGAACGGCAACAACAGATGGGCACCATGGAAGGGCAGATTGACGCCAGCTATAACCAACTGGTCGAGGAGAGCGGATTTGAGGGCCAAGCGCCTCGTCAGTTTCGCCTCTCGGTAGGAGGACAATAACCGTGCAAGACGATGTGCAAACCTGGCGCTTTTACGTCTCGTCTGGCACGCCTGGCGAGACGTATGGCTATGGCTTCAAGATACTCAGCGCCTCAGAGATTGAGGTGTATGTGAACGGCGCGCTGACCACGAACTATGCGTTGACGGGCGTGGGGAGTGAGTCAGGCGGCACCGTCAATCCCTACGGCCCCTTTGCGGATGGATCAGTAGTTTTCCTGCGTCGCGTGACGCCCAAGACGCAGACGACCGACTATGTGTACAATGATGCCTTTGGTGCCGAGTCTCACGAAGCGGCGCTGGACAAGCTGACGCGCATGGTCCAGGACCTTGAAGAACGCTTCTCACGGGCGGCACTCTTCCCCGTGGGACTGCTGAGTGCCTTCCGTGGGATGCTCTTACCATCGCCAGCTCCAGGCCAGTTACTTGGCTTTGACAGCAACGGGGTATGGACAACGTATCCCTCAGCGATTGCCCAGCTTGCTTTTGATCCCACGAGCAACCTGGCCTTTGGGCGGTCAACAGCCACGGTGACCGCCAGTGCCGGGACGGCGGTGCGGGTGGCCTCTGGATTGGTCCCAGCGGGCACGCAATGCATTGGGGTGCTGTACCGCTGTACGACAACGTGGGGAGCGAGTAATGGCCTGGCCAGTGTGGCCTTAGGCTATGGAGATAATACGAATCGGTGGGGGGCTGGCATCTCTCGATTGATTAACACGCAGACCAACTTTGGGCAATTCTCGGCAGGATGGTTGACGGCGACGAGCGCTATTGACGTGTGGCTCTCAGCAGAGGGGGGCCTTTTTGATGCAGCAGGGGTGGCGGTCTTAACAGCGCTCTGGATAGCTGGTACGCCAGAATAGGAGAGGGTAGAGCATGCAGCGAGTCGTTCTCTGTGGTCTTCTGCTGGCGCTGTGCCCCTCCCTGACCTGGGGCCTCCCACCAGCCGGAAAGAGAGAAAGTGTCATCGTGGATTTCACTCGTGGGCTCTATATTGGCGGGCGACCAATTGAGGTGCCATCTGGCTCC